CTGCTGAAAGAAATAAAATAGCAGAAGATCAAGCCACAAAAGAATGGCAAGATAGATCTTCCGCAATGGAACGTGAAGATATGTCACAAGGCGTAATGATGCGCGATGCTCAAATGCAAAAGGGCGCTACTCTTGCTCAAACTGGAGGTCCAATAACTCCACGTAATATTGCTAACGCAATTGGTGGTGGACCAGAAGCTTCTCGCGGTATAGAAGCTATACAGAAGTCGCAAGCAACAGAAATGAATAATTCTGTACCATCAAGTCAAACATTACAGAATACTGTTAATACACCTGCTGACTCTGGCGAAGATAAGAGCCAATCATCAATTAAACCAGAAGATACTTCAATTGGTGCGCAAGAGTTTAATAGAATATTTGGTAACTTCTATAACGCAACTGCAGGCTGGTAATAAAAAGGGGAGCCGAAGCTCCCCAATTCTTTAGTTAGCAAGTTTCTTAAAGAACTCAATTGACTCATCGTCATCATCGTCATCAGCAGAGAACGATGGAGCTGCAGCTGCTTTAAGCTTAGGAGCAGGTGCATCACCAAATTCATCTTCAAGTAAAGGTGCCTTGGCACGTGCAGCTGCAGGCGAACCATCAAGACCAAGAACCTTATTGAGTTTTGACTTCAATTCATCATAGGTTTTGAAGTTGCTTGGTGCAAGGAATTCCTGCAATGAATTACACTTCTTCCAGATTGATTCCATTTCAGAGTCATCATTTGAAAGAGGACCAGCCGAAGCAAACTCAGACTTATCATAGTTACGATAGCCTTCAACATTACGAATCTTAAGCTTGAAGTTTGCACCAGTCCAAAGATCGAATGGATTCATCGGAGCTTCGTCAGCAAACTGAGGATTCATCGCCTCATTCAGCTTATCAAAAACCTTCTTACCATATTTGAACAAGAACACTTTGCCTTCATTCTCAGGATTCTGTTGATCGGTAATGATATAAACATTAGAGATATAAGTCAGCTTGCGCTTTTGTTTACGAGCTGTTTCCTTATCAGACTCAATGCCAGAGTTCCAAAGTTGAGTGTTATATTCACCAACAGGATCTTGTTTACCGATAGTTGTCAAAGAGTTTTCAATATACCAAGAGCCAGTCGGACCTTTAAAACCATGATTAAACATACGAATGAACGGAACGTCTTCATCGCCTGGAGCTGGAAGAAAACGAATAACTGCATATCCATTACCTGCCTTATCGACATTGGGATACCAGAAACGATCATCGGATGATTTGTCTTGATTTGTATTGAACTTATTCAGTTCTGCTGTAAGTTGCTCAAGGGACTTCTTACCAGACATAGCTTTGAGTTTTGAAAAATCAGTCATAGTATTCTCCGTATTGTTTGTATTAATGAAAGGGCAATATCAACGCCCAACTTATTTAGTATAGCTCTATTCACTGAATTTGTCAAGGAGAATCTTTTTTATTTTCTCTTTATCATACTTCAGGAATGGTCTATACTTTATGATCTTATCTGCAGTTTCTTCCCAAACAGGATCATAACTCATCTTGTTGTTCCAGTAAGGTATACACTTTACTATATCAACAAGTATGATTAGTGTTTCTAAACAAATTTCTTTGCTTAGATATAATCTTAATAGATAAGGATGATTTGATTTTACTTTGAAGTTCTCATCAAAGTTATCTAACAGATTGGAGCATTCGTTCTTAAAATTATAAGAAAGAGACTGTACTCTCTTTGCCCACTGTTGGTATATCTCTTCGGCATTCTGTGAGTATGCGATATCTTTTATCCAAACTTTGTTATTCTCTAACAGATTGGATAGGATATAGTTCTTTGGATCAGAATGCTTTGCTACTTTTTGAAAGAACAGTTTATCCTTACGAGATTCGAAACTCTGAAAGGTAACTCTGGTCTTTCCGTTATACTTGAAGTAATCATAATTTTTCTGAGTAAAATGGTTCTTCAGAGCCATATACTCTTTGAAACATTCAAAGGCAGACATTGTGTTATCACTCATATAATGTTATATTTTGTTTTTTTCGTACTGTAGAAATCTAAGGTATAATCCCTTTTCGCGTCCATGGGCTTCTATCTCCCATGGCTGATCCCAATAATCGACTTTGTTATCGTCTATAATGGAACCTTTAAATTTAACTCGAGTTCCGTAGACGAAATCTTTTAGCTCGCCTTTGGCGTATTGTTTCACATGAACCATTTCATGTGCTAGAACGATTAACATATTACGCTTGCCCAAGGTTGGGTCCATAGATATGGTAAAATCTCGGCTTTTAGAGGAACTGTCGTTCCAATCAACACAACCGTATAGATTATCTTTTGTTAGGGATGGGTCGAATTCTAAAAGAATTTCTACTTCGTTGTAGATACGTTCGCTTAATAAGCGTCTACCATACCACTTTATCGCGTCTTTGCAGAGCTTCAGCGGGACTTTTTTGGGCTTTCCTTTTGTACGTAGGTACATGTTTTTGCTCCAATAGTTGTCCCTCTATTTATTAAATCGGTAACCTTGCAGTTCGCTTTAATACATTTAAATTTTCAGCTTCTTCCTGTATTTTTGATTTTAATACAACATCCTTTTTAATAAGAGATGCAGCGAATTCCACCTCGAATTTGTTCTTTTCGCACCAATGCACCACCGCATCGATATACTCTAGATTCTTAGATTTACAGAGATGTTCTATCTCATCAACAAAACTTCTATCATTCAGATTCAGCAATTTCAATTCCTTTAATGCATCTAATACCAAGATCAGTAAGAATACCAAATGAGTATGTACCTAATAGGATACCAAGATACTCCAATATGTTTGGGAAGTTTGCTAGATATAGCACTGCATATCCAAAAAACTGAGCCACTACTATTAATAATACTCCCAAAGGAATATCACGGACCTTTGTTGTCATAACTACTCCTGAAATGGCGATCTCTGAGGGATTCGAACCCCCGACTCACGGAGTAGAAATCCGTTGCTCTATCCAGCTGAGCTAAGAGACCAAGAAAAGGTGGGGTGATTCTGTTCCTATTTATCAACTTCGTGCTTACATCCTCCAGCACATTCCCAATCATCACAAAAATCGCGCCAATTACCACCAGCGCATTTTGTTGTAGTAGCATGTACAACATCTTCCCAATATCGACAATAAAAATGTTTACCATAGGAATCAATTTCCTTTTGTGGGTAACCATTTTCGACTAACCATTGAAGTATGTTTTCTGGTTTTGGATTTGGAAGTGGTTTTGGAAACCCATACTTCCATCCACTTGGAGGATCAATCATTAAAGTTGTTTTCTTAGTCATGTTGATACCTTCATTAGAACAGTATTCTCGTTGATACGATATTGAAGTGTTTTATCAGTCTTCAATTCTTCCATCAGCTTTCTAAGTACTATTTTACCGCCATTCTGCAATTTGTCAAGCACTATTTCTGGTTTACGACCACAACCTTTGCTAAAAGAGTTTTTCTCATCGTAACCAATGATAGATGTTCCCTTGATCTGCAATCCACCACGATCGATAGCACGGAAAACTGATACTACCTTATACTTAGTGTTAAAGGTCCATAATTCTTGAGCGCCGATAATCTTTTCTGGATTAATTGATGCAATCTTGAACTCAGCACTTTCCTTCTGGTACTTGAAGTTCTTCAACTTCTTTTCAACGGAAACTGTACGAGGCTTACGTGGTGCACGTGTTTTCTTTGTTACATTGCTGTATCGTTCGGCATCTTGAATCAACTTGTTAAAAAATTCAACACGATCCCTCAATTGTTTTTTGGTCAGGTATGAATAAGCTTCCTTGAGCTGTTCGTCTTTACCTTCTAAAGCTTCGATCAACTCTTCTAACCATTTAGAATACTTGGCTACTATAGAAGAACAATAAGCTGCAGGTATCTGATTAGCTTTCAACCAATCATATAGATTGAAGCTATCTTTTGTTCCGCAATCAGTATCATCGATCATGCCTTCGATTTCGCCAATGATCTCGCTCTGGCGCTCGCGCATACGCTCTTGTATTGATACAACCTGAGTCGGCTTTTCTTCTGTCTTTGGTTCTTCCTTCGTTGCACGAGAAAGCATTTCTGTAATCTTTACTTCAACAAATGGTCGTGCATTTTCTGGCAGCTCATAACCTTTGTTGATTAGACGACATGCCCAAGCAGCAGTTGATACAATCCACGTATCGGAAACACGTTTTAGCTTCTTGGCTTCAACCAATCTATTAGTGTTCTTTAGATAAGTTTCAATATACTCACGAGCATCATTTGTGTCGCACATATAGTTGTACCAATTAAGAGCATTGGCATATTCAACTTGATCGAGAGGCTTGGTAAAAGTTGGCTCGTCGCCCAGATACTTTTGATTGACAAGATATGATTCGCTACGAGTAACGCGAGTCTTCTTAGCCTTCTTAGCAATCAATGGTGCGCGACGAGCCATAGTTTAATCCTTATCTAATTCGTTACCAAGATTCTCTAGATATAGTTCTACGCAACGCTCACGAACATATGCGTAAATGTTTTCTGCATCTTCACGACTATTTAACTTATCAATCATTTCGTAGATACGAAGAATCGAACCATCATTACCTGCGGAAGCTTCACGCCAAGAGAAAGTATAGCCATACTTTTCTTTCATACGATCATGAAGAATTTGTTCTAGGCGACTTTCATTTCCAGGTTCTGTGAAAAGAAACCGAACCCAAATATCATCGTTTGTTATGTTGTTGCGTTTAATATAATTACAAGCATTGTGCTTGTTCGTTTTCATACACCAAACACGACCAAAGATAGATTTGCTCTTACCGATATAACCGAAGTTTGGTGAGATAAGATCGTCTGATTTGTTTTCTGTTCTAGTAGCGATATAAACACCAGTTGAACCATGAGCCTCGATAAGATCTGCCATACGCTTAGACATCGGATTAAAGATTGTATCTAGACGCTGCCAATCAAGACGAGACTTAATGAGGGTATCAACTTCATCTTGTTTCACTTTAGTTTCTCCAAAAAATGATGTAATAGTTGAAATCTTTTCATAGATACGTACACGACCAGCTGGGATATTTTCATTTGGTTCATACCCAACAACTCGAATTTTACCATGCCGATGAAGACGACTCAAACCATAAGACACATCTGCACCTGTCATGGGAGTATTAATAAATTTTCTAAAGTCAGAGGATTTGAACCTCTGACCAATTGTAATCTTGTTTAAGGCGTTTTCAACTGTATTATGAAGACGCGGATAGAGGAGGTTTGACATCACACAGCCTCCGCCATTTCGAGAGCGAGCTCGAGTGCCTTGGTCTTGACACCTTTGTTGTAACCATACCAAGCCGAAGTAAGACGAGTATCAGCTGAACGACCAGCAAGATGATCCGTCAAATATGTTACGGCATTGAATGGTTGCCACCAGCTACCCTCGGCAAACTCAGATCCTGGCTGTGTATGAAGAATATCAAGAGCAGTTTGTGCGTTCTTTGAAACTTCCTTCTTCTTGTTCTCATTAGAGCCAGAGACAGGAAACACACGGCAGAAGTACTCAACAATATCCTCATCCTTCGCCTTCTTAGAGCCGAGGAACTTAGCCATATCTTTATACTTCGCGAGCTTATCGGTAGCGATACCCAACATATCTTTCACGCTGACGGGATCAAATACCTTACGATGAGAGATCTTAGCCATCCGCTCAACTTTACTATTCAAAGAGAGTGTAAGAGTATTGTTGCACAC